AGGGCAGCCAGGTCCTTTTTTGTGCCACTTGTGTCGAGCTTTGTCGCAATACGGATTGTTCCGTCGGCCATTATGGTTCACCGCCTTCCGTGAATAAACTTTCAAATTCATCGATTTCCCTTTGTTCTTCTGCCGTCGGCACATATTTCAGCGCAACGGCCTGCTGTGCGTCCAGGATTCTTCTGCGGCTCTTTGCGTCCTTGATGTCGGATATATCATAGGTCCGAAGCTCTCTGACGCGGGACAACACACAGTACTCTGTGAGGCCGCTCAGAAGCGTGTAATACTGCCAGAAGTGCATATCGGTTTTTGACAGGTCGATATGATAATCCGACATAAACGATGCCGCAATATATTTCTCGTCCTGCTGAAAATCCATGTCCTTTTGACGCGCCTGGTGTCGCGATTGCTCTTCACCGCAGGACAGGTACAGCGATGCAATCCGTATAAAATCCTCATAGTGGCCGTCCGGAACAAAGCCAAACAGCAAATAGATTATTGCAAGCGCCCGCTCCTCATCCGTTATATTCGGATCGTCCGCAATGGCCAGGCATTTCAGTCCTATGCGGTAATCTGTATTGATCGGATATTGAACGCCTGCAATCTCAGCGCAGGTAGGGAACGTCATTTCAACACGCCGCTCTCTTTTTCCCCATACTTGTTTTCAATTCTCTTCTTGATCCCTTCCGCATTTACCTGCATCCGATCCAAATGAGACTTCCCATCCTCGCCAGGTGTGCTGAGAGCATCGAACAAGTCGTCAAACATGCTGATATAGTTCGTAGATCCAAATACCTTGTCGCAGCCGCCTTCGCCCAGGAACTCATCGATCGCAGCGCGCATGGACGTAAAGGCCTCACTCCTTGCCTTTGCTACCGCCAGCTCGTTTGCGGAGAAGATATCATCCTTGCCTTTGTGATCTTCCCGCCTGCCGATTACGACCAGCTTCTTTTGAAGCGTCTCCTGGGCCTTTTTCACACCATCATAGGCTCTTTGGAGCTTAAACGGGAGATCGACGTCCTCCATATCAAAGGTAATCACATCGCCGTTGTCGTTCACTTCGATTTCGTACAGGTCCCTACGGTGAATTCTCAGTTTTTCCATGAATATCCTCCTTTTTAACGCTACACCCCGGATAACCAATCCGGGGCGTAGTCATTCAATCTCAGGTTGCGGCCGTAAATGTGGGAGAGCCGCTGGTGATGGTTGCGGTCCCCTGCTCGGAATCGCCCATAAAGTTGATTGTGAAATTCACAGGAAGACTGCCGCCTGCGTCTCCGCCGAAATCATCAATCTGAATGGAAACATGCTGCTTCTCCGCGGCATAGGCCCCACTGGTTGTGTCCTTGTCGTAGATGTATACAAGCAGGATATCCGATTCCGAATCCGCGCCGACGGCCCTGCTCTTCCGGAGCCCATCCACATACTCGAAAATAGGTTCACCTGCATAGGCAGACATGGCGCCGTTCATTGTGGGCGCATAGCTGTCCAGCGTGGTCGTGGCGCTGTCCTCATCGATATACTGCTCGCTGTTGCTCTCTGCGTTATAGGTGATGGTCTGGCTCGTGATGCCCTTACCCATGCGGGCCCATGTGGGACTTGTTTCGCCAGGGCTCGTGTTCAAAAACGAGGCGAACAGACTTCTTTTAATTTTTTCCATGTCTTTTATTCCTCCCAATCATAGTGATAATGAAATGACGCGGTAAGCTGTACCATGTACATGGCCAGCCCTTCCGCGTCCGCGTCATATAAAGTGCCGTTCTGCGCCTTGATCGTCTCCTCGTCCTGGTCGACGTTCCCGAATTTCGGCGCGGCGCCAGTCGTGCTCTGGCTTTGGACCCATTTCTGAAAATCCATGACCCAATCCGCATTGAGCAATGCGCCAGCGTCATCTCCTGGCGCTTTTGAGAATACCGTGTACAACGCAAAGTTGTACTGATTATTCAGGATAACCTCCCCATCAATAAATTCCGTCTTGCTAATCTCCTGCATTCCGGACGGGAAGATGCCGAAGTTTCCGGGAATCTGGTCCGTGAAATCGACCTGCATGCCCTCAAGAGAAGACGCGCCGGGGAAGGTTTTCAGCCAGGCGCGAAGCCGTTCAATATCGCTCATGCGCCGCCTCCTGTATCAACAAATTCTTGCAGCTCCTGTACAATTGCATCCTTTTCCGCGGCAACAAGCCACCGGTCCCAATATGGGCCAGCCTTCGGATGAAATGTCGTCGTATAATGAAGCGGCTTATTCGTAGCAACCCTCGGCGCTTTCCCCACCATGACCTTTCCAAAATATTGGTATCTGCTGTATCGGCCAAGAATTGTAATTTCATCTGGACCCGTGATTCGTTTCCGCCTGGTGGACAGAGTTCCGGTGAGATATGGCATATATCTCGTGATCCGCCTGTTTACAATGTTGGTGAGCTGTTTCTGGACAGCCCCGTTTTTATCGAGGCCCTTCTTTCTTAAAAGCTCCTGAACCGGCTCCATATTGTAGACAGTCGTTACCTCAACCTTCATCCTCCGGCCTCCACATGGACGAGTTTGCCGTTCCAGTATTTCGGATCGACATATTTCACGACCACAAGGCCGGAAACCTTCGACGGGATGAAATCGGCCCAGCTCTCTCTCGTGGAAATTTCGGGGCCAACTCCAAGGAAAACCTTGTCGCCGACAGCAAGAGGATTCTCCCCGCACGGGATTACCAGCAAGAAACTATTGACCTCTGTGCTGCCGGTGTTGGCAATGTCTTGCGTTTTCTTGAAGTCGAGAAACGCGCCGCGTTCAATGAGCCTGCGCGTATAGTACCCATCTCCCTTTCTGTGGTAGATTGTGACAGTCTGATTGCAGAGCCGATAGTCGACCGGACATGTGTTCCGAACTGCAACCATACTCAGGCCCCCCGGTAAATATCCAGATACAAGCAGGCGCATCGGTATAGCTCCTGTGCCTGCCCCTTTGCCGATAAATCAGCGGCGCTTGTTGTATTGCCGTAGCTGACAGACACGCTTCCAATGCTGGCAGACGTTACGGACCCGGAGGAGCCGCTTTGCATTGTCTCAAAATAATACAAGGCGTCAGCCATTGCGCAAATCGCCATATCCTCGCTGTCCAGCTTTGGAGATTCCACGGTGTAAATGCGCTTGTACCGCGCCAGTACCGCCGCGGCCCTTCCGGACATTCTATCGAAATCCGCCGCGGGGATAGAATCCCCGCGGTAAATATCTACATAGAATCCATAGTCAGCCAACGTCAACCTCCTTGTCCTTGCTGCGTTGTAACTTTCGGCGCTGTCTGGATGCCCTTCAAAACTGCGGCCTTGAGCGTATTTTTGAGAACGACACCGGCTACAAGCTCGACTTCGCCGGTTTTCACTGCGCCAGGCGCGTTCATATCCGGCATGTAGGAATTGATTACACTGGTGCCGGTCGGGCTGATGCCATGGAAGCCATCAAGGCCAAGGCTTACGGCATAGATCGCGGACGTGCCCGCCGCAGTCGTCGTTGCCGCTTCGTCCGCGATGACGTCAACCGTTGCGGTCCCATTGTAATACTTGCCAGCGTCCATCAGCGGGATACCGTTGTAGGTTTCCACATAGCGACCGAAATCGTCCTTTGTGCGCTCATAGTAGCCCGCGCGTCTGGCGGCTCCACGAACGCGCGTGAGCATTTTGGAGTTCATCAGAAGCATAGACGGCGTGCCGTCCAAAACCGTCAGGAACGAATCCAGTTCGTCCAGAAACGCATTACAATTCGAATCCAGCTCCGCCGCCGTGGTCAAAGAAACGCTCGATGTGATTTCAGAGGAAGTTCCGGAGAGGAGTTTTCTCAGGCCGTCGAAGGTTCCGGTGGTGTAGCCTGCGCCGGTCGTTGCCGACGTTCCGTTGATCACACAGTTGTGGAAGAAGTTCGCGGTCGCTTTAATTTTCTGCTCCGCCTGGAATGCGAGCTCATTGACTGCGCCGGACGTATTCTGCAACACACGGTCTACCTGGAACGAGCCGCCCATGATAATGGCGTTCGTGGTCTTTTTTACCCGTTTTGCTTCGTTCGCGGTATATTCCGTGTTGATGGTCCGCACAGCGGCAGTGCTCGGCGTCTGTAGCTGGATATAGCCATACGTCAGGGTAGAACCGCCTGTGCCGGGGGAAATAGAATTGTCAAACGTGAGACGGTCCAACAGCAGGGAGCTGCGGCGGAACATATCAATGATCTGCTGGTCGACCTTGTCGGCCATGCCGACTTTTGCTTCTGCGAGAGTAATTGCCATTTTTAATTATTTCATCCTTTCTGATATCGTTCTTCGAGCGCGGAAAGAAGGGATTCCGGCTTACTCGGATTTCCCGTGTTTGCACGCCCGGTTCCGGACGCAAACGGCGGCGGCGTCCCTTCCTCTTCAAAGAGATAGGGACTTTCTTTTTTCAGCGCCGCAAGCGCGTCCAAAATGTCTTTTCCTTGATTTTTGCTTCCTTTCAGGGTATCGACGTCCAGCAACGCCGAGATCGCTTTGACATTACGGCCCTTCGCGGATGTAATCGCATCCTTCAGCGCTCCGGAAAATTCCATCTCCGCCAGCTTTGCCGTGTATTCGCTTTCCTTTTTGCTGAGGTCGCCCTGCAGCTTGGCGATTTTTTCTGTCAGGTCCTTCACGTCTACACCCTCGAACGCTTTCAGACCCTCTTTGGCAACTCTGAGCTGTTCTTTCACGGACTCATAATCCGCATACGGAGTTTTGGCCGCTTCGATGTCCCGGCCGTTTTCCGCCATAATTTCGTCGATAATCTCCTTGCTGAGCGGCTGGTCACCGACCTTGAAGTTCTGCAAAAATTCACGTTTCATGTATGCTCCTTTCTGCGCTACGCTTATTTTTACGAGGGTCGCGTCCTCCTGCGCTTGGCCTTTTTACGCCTTGCCACGGCAAAATGGTATGAAAAAAGCAACTGCCCCGAATTGGGGCAAGCTGCTCTAGTCAACAACTCCCTATCCATCTATTCTAAAACATCAATACTGCGAATCTCACTTGTGAATAATTCGACCCTGCCAATGATAACGCTCTCCGGGTCTGGCTCATTGTCTAATTCGGAGATATACCCAAACAATTCCCCTGTGAAAACTTCTCCATCATTCATTGTGGCTTTTACTTTCTTCCCGCTGTTATTTCTGTAAAATTCGCTATATTCCATTTGTTTTCCTCCCTCGCAGGCACAACATGAGTGCCTTTTCTGCCATAATGGATCGTAAATCTTCTTGTTCCGGATTCCTCTCCAGACTTCGGATCGATTGCTATTCCGATAACCTCATCTGCCATAACAACCTCCTTATTAGACCACGCCCCACCTCTGCTGAAAACTGGTTCGCCTGTCCCATGATATTTCTCAACCAAGTCTTGCGCAAAATCGAGATTACCATAGATATAACTTTTCCCTTGAATGTATCCAGCAGATTCTTTGATGTGTTTGTTCTGATTTCCGGGATTCAGCCGTTTGGTTGTTTTATCGGAACGGATCAGCAGTAATGCTCCTTCTTTTCTTTGATTATAGTCCAGCTCCTTTTGCTTTTCAAGCTGTCTTGCAGCATTCACCGCCGACATGGCCCGTTTTCTCCCGAAGCCAGGAACCTGTGCCCTTTGCCGCTGGCTCCGAAGGCCCGTTTCCTTGGTAAACCGATTATACTCTTGATTCAAAATCTGTAGTTTGATCTGGTCCTGCTGCAGCTTTTCCTGATCCCCGGTTTCCCCGTCTATCAGTATTTTCCGCTTCTGCTTCCGGATTTCCCGTTCAAGCTTTCTCTGGCGCTGCGTCGCTTCATATACCGTGTAGTGCCGGCCATTATAATGGATTCCTTTCTCATTATTCTTCCGGAACTCTTCCAGCTCGCGATCTGTGTATTGTGGTGCGTTTACGCCGAGGATGATCGGAAACGCGGTATGCCCGCAGTTCAGTGTCCCGATCCGGCGCACAAGCGAGTTGTTCAGCGCCTTGTAATCAGCGTCGCTGTACTGTTTGCCCTGTATTGGTTCATGGTCTGGGGCAGATGCGGCATGGGCAGAAATCTCCCAGCCATTGCATCCGAAATCATCATGATTCTGTTTCGCAATCTGCTCTTGCATCATTCCAAGGGCAGACATGACGCTGACGCGGACGGCGGATTCTGCGGATTGGTGATAGCCGCTTGCATAATCAATGCTTTGTATCCCATATTCCGCAAGGTTTTTTGTCGCCTGCCGGATCGCCGTTGTATAATCGGCGGCACCTGTGGAAACCTTCATAAATGCGAAATCAACGCAGCTTTGATAGGCCTGCTGCAGCGGAAGCGATTTCCCGTATGGATCAACCATACCAAGCGTTTGCGTGATATTGGTTAAATCATCTTTCGCCAGAACAACTGCGGCGCTTACAATCTGCTGAATTGCCGTGTTATTCTCGAACGGGATCCCCGCCGAAGTTGGAAGCCTGTCCAAATCGTACCGGTAGCCGACCCCCGCCGATTGCGTAAGTAAAGCAGAGATGTCTTCCGAGGATTTCCCAAGCAAAGCCTCCAGCTTCTTTTTGATTTCCGCTTGGGAATATCCCATATTCTGCAGCCGCCATATCTGATACTGGGCGGTACTGGTTAATTGCCCCGCCTCGGATATCCTTCGTGCAACGTCCTTCAAAAGAAATTCAACAACGGGATCAAGCAGTGTCTCTGCTCTATCCCGTAAATAATCGATCTGTTCTGCAGAAAGCATTACATTTCAGCACCTTCAATATCCGGCATATACCGTTTCCGGACCGCTTCCAAATCTGCCGGTGTCTCTGCTGGCATATTGAAACGCCACGCCAGCGCAATCTCCGGCTTTAACATGCCAGACGCCACCATGTTTTTGTAATCTTCCCACGTCTTATCTTCGTCATATAAAATCCCGTTTCCCCAATCGATGGAAACATCATCCTCTGACAAATCGTGTGCACCCGGGATTTTGTACATCCTGCCGAGCTTCCCGCACAGGACCAGCGTTTTCTTGACGGCTGTTTCCCACATTTCCTGCAAGTCGATGATCGTCAAGTTGTAATCTCCGGCACTTGACGTGATCTCGGTTGCTGTCCGCTCTTCCGCCTCGACCTCCGAGAGGAGGCCGCGCTTTAGCCCGATCACACTCTCCACATTTCTCAGATATTCTTGCTTTCTGGAGAGGAATGATTGCTCTCGAAGGTCCGGAGAAAAGATCGTAATTCCGATGCTTTCAGGATCATCATCCAGGCCGGTAAATAGATGGTCCCGCAGAAGCCGGGTCCCGTTTTCGTCTCGCTTCAGCATATCTGCGCTCGTGATAATGCGGCTCTCTCCCCTGGAGAATTCTCCGTTGATCTGAGCTTCGTTGATGTTTATGTTGTGGATGAGGCCAACTGCGGCGGCATACACCGAAATACCGTCATTGCTGCCATCCACGCAGTTTGCCAGCGGCACCTTCAGCATGACAGCGCCAAGAGAATGCATCGGTTCCCGATATCGATATACGGGCTGAAGCTCCGCATACTGCGACAATGTATTCAGGCTGACCGGCATTCCGATATTTCCACCGGTCATAGATTTATACAGGGTGTTCTGAATCGTCAGATACCCGTTTGCGTCAACTGTCCTGCGTTCCAGCAGCGTATAGTATGCGCCGCCTGATGTCGTTTTTTCAATTGTTCCGATATCTGTCATTTCGCCGTTCGCATCGCGCCCAAATACCAAGATATTGTTTCTGGGGATTGTCACGAACAAAAAGCCGCCCCGTGTTGGGACAGGCTTCACAATGCATTCTCCACCAATCAGGGCCATCTGCATTGCGTTTTTTCTTTTTTCTCCAACGGCGTCAAGGACTGTTTGTGCAAACTCATCATCGGAAGCCGCAGAATATTCGCCAAACATTGTTTTTGTCAGTTTGTTGACAACAACATACGGGATTCTTTGGCACGGATCCTCTTTTTCGCTCTTATTTTGGTTGTAATACAGACCAAACCAGTCTGCGATTGCCTCAGTCATTGCCCTGGAGGTGCAATCCTTTGCCCCAAATGCATCCTCGTAGTTATATGCTATATTCCTGTTTAAAACTGCTGAAAGCATGCTCACTGGTTATCGCCCCCGGTATTTATTACAAGTCTGCGATGCGATTTGATCCCATATTGCAGCCCGTCAATATATGATTTTAGCCGCTCGTTCTCTTGTTGGATTTTCAAGAGCTGCTTTTTCAAGCGCTCATTTTCCTCGTATACCGTTTCCTTCGCCCATGCAGGCAGATACCTTTGCATCAGCCAACGTTTGAAGCTACTCATTGGCCCCTCCGTTTCCAGATTCTATTTGTCGCGTATCTTACCGCGTCAATATGGTGATTGTTAATATCCGGATATCCATCGAGGATTTCCCCTGTCTTTTTGTCTCTTTCATATTCATATTCCGCGAATTCCTTCACGGTATCAGGGCAGCGTACCGGGTCGATCACAATCTTCTCCAGGCTTTGCAGCCATTTCATGGAGTAATTCACGCTTCCTGGTCCCTTTTCTGCCCCGCGGCAAATGATTCCGTAGCCTCTATAATCGGATACGCTCTTCTCCTCCGCACTGTCCGCAATAACCAATTCGTCTTGTGTAAGCCGGGTTTTGACCAGCTCTGCGGTTTCACGATTGCTTGTTTTTCTACGAGTCAGTTCATCGAACAAGTACAGCGTCCGCCTCGGCGCATCGTAATGTACGTGGTTCCAGGCCCACGGGTCCGGATACCAGCCCCAGTCCACACCGGACGCTATGTGGTCGAACGTCTGAATGTCGGAATCTGTGATTTCCCGGATGTCCAAGTTATCAAAAACGGCTGTCCCGCAGCCAACGACCTCTCCCAAATATTCATGTCTGTAGTTGATCTCTTTTGTATTTTTCAGATGCTCCGCATCTGCCAGAAACCTAGGCCCAAGCCAAGTCTCCGGGGCAGTCAGGTAGGTGCTGTGGTGCACCATTTTCCCCGGTTTGCGCTCCAGCGCGTATTGATTTGCCCAGTGCCGCGCCATAGCGGGCGGATTAAAAGACTTGAAGCAAAAAGAAAATGATCCGCCACGGAAAATAGACTGTTCTACATTTCGGACCTGTTCCGGTCCGTCAAATTGGTCCAGCTCCTCAAACCATCCGATCCCAATATATCCAAAAGGCACTTTGATGGATTTCAGCTTTCCTGGATCGTCCAAACCGAAAAACATAATCTTTTGTCCTGTCGGGATGTATATGCATTCCATTGGCGACACCGTACAGCGAAATAATCGCTGCAGCCCAAGCGAAGCTATCGCCCAGCAGATTTGCGCATAAACTGAAGTTCTGAGCGTATTTGCAACTCTCCGCATAACAACCGCATGACAATCCGGATGCTTTATTAGCAAGAGAACAATTTCGATGGAGATATATGAGGATTTTCCTCCGCCACGACCACCCTTCGCCACAAGCTCGTTGATCTCCTCAGACTTAACTGCCTTGTGCGGCCCCGCGAATACAGGAGATATCAAATCAGACAATTTACAGGTCGTCAATGATCTGTACCCCCTCCGACAATGATTTTTCAGCTCGATCAAAAAGGCCAAGGTGTTTCGCCAGCATTTCTAGTGCTTTCAGTTTGTTCGAATATTTCAGCTCCGATTCGGAGAAATCCTTTGCAGGCGCGAATGCCACCTTACCCAACTCCGCAACAACCATATCTTGCGTAATTTCTGTCCGTTTTTGCCGATCTCGGTTAGCCTTAGAAATGGCTTCTTGAATTTCAGGTTTTTTTAGGTTTTCCGCCCCGATCTGCCCGGCTGTTTTTGGCTTATACCCAGCCCGAATAGCGGCTTGTGTGGCATTTAAATCCACCAAATATTCTGCTACAAATCGCTTTTGTTTTTCTGTTAATGCCACGATCACCACCATCCAAATAGAGCGGCAGGACACCACAGGAGAAAGATGGTGTCCTGCCTATAAAAATCAAGGCCCGTTACTGGTACCGCCACGGAGCCGGGCGGCGAAGAAAGAAGGTGTCGTCAGGTCGGTGACCTTTTGACGCTATCAGTATAGCATAAACCAAGCGGACAAAACGGACAAGTTATTCCGGCGCCCCACATTCAGCGGCCAAGAATCTTGTAAGGCGCTTGCGTACTCCGTCGCCCGTGTTGCCACCGCCCAGCTTCCACGCGACTACATGCCATGGTAAAAAATCCAAAAAACGGTACTTGATAATCAACCGCATCTGCGGATCATCCACGGAGCAAATATAGCGCAGGATAGATGCTCTTTCGCGTTCCGCTCTGGCCCGCATAAGATCAAGCTGCCGGGACTGCTCCGCAATCTCAATTTTTACATTCTCCCCCGCTCGCAGATCACTGCCACCGGACGGAATCCCCGATATTTTCGACGCGCCAGGCTCCGCTTTTGTTCGCATAATGTTGAGCCGTGCTTCGCTGTCTGCAATATCACGTTCCAGCCAATACAGCCTTGACAGTTGCTTCGATGTCATGCTATCCTCCAATCTCGTAAAGTCCGTGCGCCTCCAATGCGCAATACGCCGTCAACGTGATTCCAATTATTACCGTGCACAGATTGATGAGCACGATTGTTTTGTTGAGCTTGTCCCAATCGCCCGGCTTTAAGGAGTAGCGGATCATTGCTCCGAATAGAGCGATCCATGCCACGCCAAACGCCGCCGCTATGTAGATCAAAAATGCATGCACAATATCACCTCTCCGGCAATCCGGCACCGGACCACCGTCTCCGCGTCCACGGACGGCGCCAGTTCCAGCTTATTGATAATCTCCGCAAGGTCCATCTTGTCTATGATCTCTGCGCCATAGACCTTACCGTATGCCTTCTTAACTCTCATATTTGCCCACCTCAGTAGACGCGAACATATCAGGATTGTCCGTCACGATCATGTGGAGGACGTGGGCCAGTTCGTCAACGCGCTTTTCGTCGTGTTCCCGATAACCAAGAAATTGAAAAGCTGCGTGAAGCAGTTCATGGAAGAAGTCAGCCTCCATTTTAGAAGGGGCCTGTGGGCTTACCCTGATAATCAAATCCTCATAGAGAATTTCAGCGGAAACATTATTGATACCGAGATCCAGCTTGTCCGTGATCTGTACAGTGTAGGTTTTGCCACCCACTTTAAGCGTTTTAGGGAGCTTCATGTTGTTTCTCCTTCCTTATTCTGCTTGCCGTTTTCCGGTACTTCTGCGGCAATGGGAAAACGGTTATCAGCGTATCGTTGTGGAAGATATAGACGTTATCGCAGTAAATCCGAACATTGTTGGCCGTCTGCTGCTTCCAGTACAGAGAGGCTATGTATCGGTGCAAGCTGCCGCTTGTTTCGCTATGTCGAATACCAAACTGAAGGGCCTTCTCAGCGTTCTTCTCAGAAATGCGCCTAGGTATTCCAAGACGTTCTTTTGTCCTTTTGGCCGCATGGTTTGTAACATGAACCACTTTTTAATCACCGTCT